TTATGCGGTCATACTTACTTGTGAGATAATACTCTTACCTATATCTCTGTATATAGCATAGTTAGGATCAGTGGGGTATATAGGTTGTCTATCCTTAGCTATAGCTAGGATTTTTCGTAACATTTCTGTTCCAATTAAAGAAGTTGTTATAGTTTGTAACCGTTGTCCTACTAGTGCGTTATGGTTTGTTAGAGCGGCGATCTCTCTATCTTGTTCGTTTAAATCACTCCGTGCTTTCTCTAGTAGAGATTGTAGATCACCTATGTTTGCATCTTGGATAGCTATATGTCGGCGTGATGCCTCTACATTTGCTTGTGCTACGGCTAAGTCACGTTCAACCCGGGCTATTCTGATTTCAGCCTGGACCACTTTCTCATTAGCATCCGCTTTAGCCTGGGCTACTCTGGCATCAGCATCTGCCTCAGCCTGTTTAGCTTCTTCCCTAGCTACTCTAGCATTTTCTAGAGCACCTGCAAGTTCGGCTTGTAAATCGGCTATTTTTGCTTTTAATCTATTTTCTTTATCTTCTGCTTTACCGAGCATAACTTCAAGAAGCCCTACATCAGCTTCGGCTTGAGCTGTATCTTGTAGGGCTTTATTTTTAGCGGCTTCGGCTTGAGCTTTATCTTGTTGGGCTTTAGCTAATTGTTTTTGTAGTTCATCTAATCTTGCTTGTAAGCCAACATTTTCATCCCGTCCTGAGAGTGCCTGAGCATTTGCTTTAGCTAAGTCTTCCCTTGCTTCCTCTAAGTCCTTATTTGCTCGTTCTAACTCCGCTTCTTTAGTAGCTAAATTAGTTTGCGCCTTAGTTACATCAGCTGTATGTTGATTTTGTAAATCATTCATTTTAGACGCATGATCTCTTTGGAGTGCATCCATTTGTGCAGTTAAGGCTGTAATTTGTTGTTGGTTTGATTCAGTTAGATTAGTTTGTAGTTGGGTTATTTGATCCTGTAATTGTTGCAATGTTGCATTATTCGCTTCGGTTGCATTAGTTGCTCGTTCAACAAGCGCCTGACTGTCTCCCACAGTGGATAACACATCATTCATACCAGTTAACTGTTTTCCTAGATCTTGGCCTTCTTGTCGGATACCTCTACTTAAACCATTGACCTCATCCGTTAATGCATTTACCTGCTGTTGTAATCCTTGAATTGCAGATGCATCAGATTCACCCAGGGCAGTCTGATAACTGGCATTTGAATCAGTATCTGACGCTGTATCTGACGCTGTATCTGACGCTGTATCTAACGAAGGTTCATGGCTAATAACATCTTGATATCCAAAACTACTACTAGCCTCACTTACAGCATCATCATTTGCTCGTAGGGTTTCTATTGTTTCATTTAGCTCTTGTATTTTTCTTAGTAACTTAGCATTAGTCGCAGAACCCTGGACAATAGTTTCCGATGTAGCTTCCGAAAGATCGGTTTTTAATCTAGTAATTGTAGCGTCTCTTTCATTAACCTTACGTTGTAAATCTTCTAGTTTTTTGCTCAACGTAATATTAGTAGCCGTGCCAGCTGCACCCTGAACGATAGTTTGCGTAGCTAACTCAGTTTTTTGTTCTTGAATTTTAGCGTCTTTTTCTCTGATTGTTTCCTTTAATTTCTTTAGTAATCCTTGTAGGATATTCCCCTTTATCGCAACGCCTGAACCGAGAATTGAATATAAAAATTGTATGAATTCCCTCTCGTTCTTAATTAATTCAGAATTTTTTTCTATTAGGCTATTTGATTCTTCCCTAGCCTTCGTAAGATTTTCTAAAGCTTCTTGTAACTTTTTTTGAGAGGCTTGTAACTTTGCCTTATATTCTTCCACCTCACCCTCCATACTCCTCAACTGTGTCGCATTTTGTTCCAACTCTTCACTGGCAAGCGTTAATCCTTGTGTGGCTTCATCATATTTTTTCTTTAATTCTTCCAATCGTGTTTTTAAATTTTCATAATCACCTTTAAATTGTTCCAATCCAGATTGGGTTGATCGTAGGCCTTGTTTCTGTTTTTCAAGTAGTTGTTCTAACCTTAACTTTTCATCTTCTACTTTTTTCTTTTGATCTCGTAACTCAGCCAATTCACGTTGTAACGCAGCCTTTTCATCTTGAGTAGTTTTTAAATCAGTCAAACGAGTTTCTAACCGATTGATTTCAGTAGTTAAATTAGTCGATTGACTCTCCAACCTTTTCATTTTAGTATTTAAAAAACGATTACTAAGCTCTAATTTCCGATTTTGATCTACTAAACTCTCCTTTTCAGCTTCTAAACTCTCATTTTCAGCTTGTAACTTAGCCAACTGAGCTTTCATTTCCTCTTCTTTTCTTTTTAATGCATCTTGTTCTCTTGCTAATGCATCTTGTTCTCTTGCTAATGCCTCTTGTTCTCTTGCTAATTCCACCTGTTTTTGTTCCTCTGCATTCTTCTCGTCCTGTTCAGTTAATTCCCCACTCGGAAAATCTTCATACAAAGATACCACTGGAAGAGCCAGGGTTCCTTGTGGGTTTTGTTTGGATTTCTCCTCTGTAATAGTGGCTAACTCTTTTATTTGTGCTTCTAAATTTTGTTTTGCTGTTTCTAACTCTTTTCTTTCGGTTTCCACTCCCTGTAGTTGGGTTTGTAATTCTTTTTGTAACCTTGCTTGTTTCGCTAAGTTACTTTCAACCTGTCGTTTATACTCATTGAACTCCAATTTTTCCGTATCTACTTTAGATTGTGATTCTTTCGTTTCTTCTTCTTGTGTTTTTAGATCCTCTTGTTTTCGTGACAGTTCTTCTTGTAATGTATTTAATTGACCTTGTTTTTCAGTTAATAACGTAAATAAATAATTGTAACTTTCCATAGGTTCTTTACCCCTTTCTATCAAATCTTGTAACCATTTATGCTCTTCAGCCAATTTGGCTATATTTTTAAATGTTTCGTTCATTTCTTGTTTATCTTTTTCCATTTCTTCAAGTCGTTTATTTATTTCTGCATTTTCAATTTGTAAATATGCCAGTTGATCCTCAGCCTCTGTTAATTCATCAGAAACTAAATTTTTTTCATCAGTCAATTCTGTCACTCGATGCTGGGTTTCTTGATCCTGTTCAGATGTGGTGCCGAGTTTTTTATTAGCTTCCACTAATAAGGCATTGTTTTGTGTTAATTGTTCTTTAAGACGTTTATTTTCGTCTTTCTCTGCTTGGATTTTTTCGCCACAGTAACGTTCAGCAATTCCATCTAATAAAGAACCAACTTCAGCGGCTGAGAAACCTAAATTCCTTAATGCGAGAGTTTGTTCATGACTAGGTTCCTGTTCATCAACTATAGCCTTTAAATTTTTAAAATTATTAAAGAATGTAAATGCTTCTTCTATTACGTCTATATGACGTTGTAACTTAGCTGAATCATCTTGATAAGGAGTATTACCTAGTTCTCCCCGTTTTCTTTTGATAGCGTCCTTTACCATCTCTATAGTTATTTTAGCGTCTCTTTCAAACGATATCTTTAACTCTGATAGAGAAGCCTTTAATTGGTCTAAATTAGGGTAATTGTCAAGATATTCAATTGGGGGAACTTCACCTGTATCACTAAAATCATCAATTGATTCTAATTCTTGTTCAGTTAGGTTTTCCAGTTTCTGAGATAGGATATGATTAATTAATCCCTTCAAATATTCATCTTCATATTCCCGTTGTTTAGCTTCAATTCTGTCCCTTTCAGTATAACAATCTAAATATGCGTCAACCGTGGTTGTTGCATCCCCATCAGAGCGTATTACTTCTTGTAGCATAGTTAAAATAAAAGCAATAACACTTATACGTAACTCATCCTTATCATAACTTTGGCTAGCTTCCAGGCCTAAATGAGTATCTAATGGATTCCCAAGTAATAAATTATCTACATAGTCATCTATCGGTTTTCTCCTTAATTGATTTATCTGATTAGTAATACCTTCTATAGGTTTATCAAATTGTTCTTTTAATTGTGCAGTTAATGCTTTTTTTCTCTCAGTTAATTCTCTTATTGATTTTTCTGATTCTTTTGATCCTGATGATTCACCCTGCCTGAGACCTACGATTGTAGTCTCTATTTTAACTATCTCTTCCGATTCTTTTGAATTTTTCTTATCCATAATAAGAGCACTATGTTGTTGCACTAAACTCCGTATATCAGGATTACTATCAATATCAATTAACGATTTTATAAAGTCAATGAATCCTTCCTTTTCTGAAATGAAATTAAATGATTTGTATAAGATAGCAGGGGTTAATTTAACTTTAGGTGGTTCAGGTTCAGGTTCAGGTCCAGGTCCAGCTTCAACTGTAGGTTGGCCACCCACATATCGGGTTTTTCTAGCTGTCCTGACACGACCTCCTTTACGACTATCCAACATAGTTTGTATTTTTCGGTGAAGTCGTTGTTTCATATGAGTTCTTTTTTGAGTGATTTGTTTGGTGGGTCGTTGTTTCTTAATTGTTTGTTTCTTGATTTCTTCCTTATCAGTGACTCGTCGTTTCTTACGAGACTTCTTTTGAGAACGTATCCTCATACTAGATACCTTGGTATTGGAGCGCCTCCGCTTCTTCTTGGTATACATTACTCTATATTAGATAATTAATTAGAGTGATGTTACCATTCAACTGAAATATGAGGTTTCAATAATTTCTTACTTTCTCTCAATAAGCTGGTTACATCCCTAGATTCGCAAAGCAACGAAGCCAATTCTTCGGGTGTATCGGCAGCCAAACAATTCACACCTTCTTTCCATAGAGTCCCTTGATTCACCCATTCCCGATGTAAAATCAATACACAATCTTGGTAAATCGCTTCTAAAAAGGTATACTGAGAGCCACCTCCATCATGTTTGATTGTAGACATATCCACCACATAGGGAGTCTTTTGTAAGATATCTTTTCCTTTATAGAGTATCGGATAACTCTTATCAAATTTCCCTTTCCAATACGTATAAAAATCTAAATCACCTAATTTGTGATGAACATACAATCGGTTTTCCGCTCCGAAAATTTGGATACGCTTACTCGGGTCTTGAATCAACTGATTGGCTCGTAAAATCAAATCGGTATTCTTATCAAAATCAACTCGTGAAATAGTGACTGCGTGAGATTCACGACCGGGTATATCGGTGGAATATTCATAAAAAGGATGAACTTTGAAATCTGATTGAATTCCAAATTCTTGGGCTATATACTGTTGGACGGTTTCTCGGATGGTATACACCTTAAATAAATTCAATAGGGTCGGTCCTTGGATCAACGGATTTTCGGTTGTTTTACTTCGTTTCACCTCGGTCGGATCGTGAATCACAATCTTGGTATTAGGGTGTAAGTGAGTAAGAATATGCCAATAGTGTTTATCTACGGCGGTAATTAGTAAATTAGGGAGCTTTAATAGATCATCTAAACACACATTTTGGTAATCAACCCCATATCCAAAGGGTCTCATCTTTTTTTCGGTTCTCTTACCTACTTTATACAGACGATATCCATATTTTTTAGCTAGATGAACGGTGAATGTAACCCATCCACCATAAATCGGTTTGGCTAGATAAACTAAGGAAAGTTCTTCTACCGGATCAGGATTTATGAAATTTTGAATGACTTCCATAAATATTTGAAAGAAACGAGATTATTTTTTAATAAACTATACGTATTATTCACCCACCACATAATTTGGATTAAAGGTAATTGTTTTGACAAGAGACCCCCCTTCCATGATAGGGTCGTCTTCAATGGTATCTTTACTATCTTCTGTTTCAGTCGCATCTTCAAATAACACGACATCTTTGGTAGGTTTATCTTCATCCTTAGGCTTATCCTCATCCTTAGGCTTAGCCTCATCCTCATCCTTATCCTCATCCTTAGGCTTATCCTCTTTCTCCACCTTTTCTTTCTTCTCTACTTTTTCTTTGGTAGGTTTATCTTCTACCTTAGGCTTATCCTCTTTTTCCTCCACCTTTTCTTTCTTTTCTTTCTCTACTTTTTCTTTCTTTTCTTTCTTTTCTTTCGGAGTTGAAGTGTCAGGTTTGAGTGGGTCAGTATTTTTGAGTAGTAAGATTGTTTTTTCTTCAATAGTATCAATCACATCTTCTACTTGTTTGACTATCTTTTTGGGTTTCAAATCACCATAAATGTTTTGAGATAACGGACTGTATACTGGTTCATAAGTTATAGAACCGATTGACATACGAGATGTTGTAAAGTCTTTCATATAAATTGATTTATCCACGTCCATATATTAAAGACTTATTTTTTTTTGATAGTTTTATTCTTTTTGCGTTGTCGTGAACGTTTCTTTCGTTTTCGTTTCTGCTTAGAGGTAGCTCTTTTACGCTTCGTTTGCTTACGCGTCGTTTGCTTACGTCTAGCCTTCTTACGTCGTTGCCTACAACCGCCAGTCGCAGTCGCAGTCGCAGTCGCAATCGCCATGGCAGTTGAATTCAACAACACTTGGTTCAGTGTATCTTGAAATAGTTTCACTTTCACCTGGATTTTCTTAACCGTAGCTTCCTCCTCATCATTTAATCCGCCACCGCTATCAATTTTTCCTTTAATCGCAGACAACGATTCTATATATCCTTCTGAGGCCGATGCTACCTTAGATAATAATGTCATCTGTTCATCGTTAATCGTTCCCCCAGTTACTTTCTCTACTTCGTCTAACACGTCTCGGGTAGTTCCTCTAATACTAGACAATTCTGTAAGTAATTCTTGAATGACCTCCAATTCTATTATATTAAAGTCATCGACTACATCTCGGTCAAATGGAGTCATTTCCTCAGAAGGCCTCGTCACCCCTTCTGGTAGTGATACTAACTGTCGCAATTTAGATGTAACAAAACTTACATCATCCCATAATTCACAACCCAATTGAGCCCTACCCGAAACATGAAATTGTATATATTGTTCTATAGTATTTAAATATAGTGTAGGGTCTAATAGAATAATTTGTAAGACCATAAATTCAAAGGCTTTTCGTGATAAAGTTTGACCTACCTCGAGTATCGGTAAAGCTACATTGGCGACACTCCTACTAAATGGATTCGCTTGCACGGATTCTTTTTCAAGATACTTACGAGTTTGATATAAACCCCATTGAACGGCTCGGTCCATAATCGGGATCATGCTCTTTGAGATTACCTCCATATATCCAACTGTGGATGAGCCCACACCCACTTGATAACCTATATTCAAAAGAGATAACCGACAGTTGATTATTTTTATCATAAATTCACAACTAAATATCTTGATTAACATCGCTACGTTAATACTGGTTAATCTTTCAAATTTTTCTTTTAACTCCGTGTATTTACCCATAAGACTAACCATGATACCCGATTGTTCCTCAGTTGATTCTGGCGAAGCTTTCTGGAGCAAATCTTTTGATGTATCAAATCTAGATGTAAAAGCGGTTTGAAACTCTTCCTTAGTTCTTATATTTCCAAACAGTTGAGTAAATGATTCTACTATCTCTTCTTTTTGACTCACTAGTTCTCGTAAGCGAATCATTTCATTTCTCATAAGTTTCATTCCTTCTTGTAAGCCACCGCTATCATCCCCTAAGGTATTGGCATAACATAAACGATCAGTTATCTCTTCAAAATGTGGATCACAACCTTCACTCCTATGTTTCTCATACACCGACTGGCTGAGTCTAGCATCATGAAACACATCTTCAGCACCTTCATCATATTCATCATCCGTATTTCCGGACATATACTTACTTATAGATAATAATCTACTACTAGGTAGATACCATGTTACATCAATCGTATGATGAAACCAAAATAGAAGTGGGAATTGATGAGGCGGGTCGTGGTTGTTTGTTTGGTCCGGTGTGTGTGGCGGCGGTTGTCTGGCCGGCCACAGATCCCGAACCCGCCTTAGAAATCAAAGATTCCAAAAAAGTCTCCGAAAAGAAGCGTCACCTATTAAAAGACTATATAATGAAACATGCCTTAGCTTATTCCGTTCAATTTATCTCTCATACAGAGATAGATTCTATCAATATACTCAAGGCGACTATGAAAGGAATGCATCAATGTGTAGATGATATACGAAAACAAGTAAGTATTGACACGATCTTAGTGGATGGGGATAAGTTTACCGCTTATACCGATGAAAATTTAGATTACATTAATCATGAATGTATTGTAGGAGGAGATAATTTATATAAAAGTATTGCCGCCGCATCTATCTTGGCTAAAACTCATCGTGATGAATACATCCTACAAGTAACCCGAGAAAACCCCGAACTACTCAAATACAACTTAGCTAAAAACAAAGGCTACGGAACCAAAGCTCACATGGATGCGCTGCGAGAATATGGTTCGGTAGAAGGTCATCGGTTATCGTTTAAACCATGCCAAATCACTCAAAACTAATCACAATATTCTTTGATTTCGGTTTCTTGGGTTTGATTTCTTTTTCATCTTCTTTTATTAGACGATACACATATACTTTTTTACGATTAATATATCGTTCTTTGGATATCAGAGTGTATCCATGAACTTTGATAAATTGTCGTAACAACGTAATACACTTTTTCTCGGTTAAGTCTTTTGAATACTTCGCTTTACACGGTATATAATAACTTTCTAACTTCTCTTGTATTTGGCTTAATTTGTCTGTGGTTTCATTGTCTTGTAAGGTTTGTTTGGTAAAAAATTTATTGTCTTCTAGTGATGTTAATCCGAAGGCTTCTAATAATGTTTGAATTATTTCGGTATCTGGTAACACCCGAAACAATTGATTCTTAACCATATATGAATTAAGATTTTATATTTGATACTTAAACATTGTTTAAGTTAATTTTTAAAATATATTATAATTGATTATAGTATAATGACCGATACTGAGATAGATACGTGGTCCATCGTAGATACGTATTTTAGAGATTCACCCTATTACAAATCTCAACATCAATTAGATTCGTATGATGAATTTATTTACTCACCTACCAATGGAATTCAACATATTCTTCAACGAGGTAATCCTCTCCAAATTTACAAAGATTCCTTAAACTCGGAAGGAACTGAGTTTAAATATGAAATCAATATTTACTTTGGTGTGGTTCTGTCAGAATCGGGTGAGATCACCGAATCCAATTCCATTCAAGTATCGGCTCCGACCGAATATACCGAAGAAACACCTAAATTTATGTTTCCGAATATTGCGAGGCTCAAAGGATACACCTATCAATCCAATGTATTTTGTAATATAGGTGTCATCTATAAAAACAATGAAACCAATACAATCACCGTGAAAAACTTTCCCAACATCAACCTTGGAGGAATTCCGATTATGGTTCATTCCAAACGATGTATTTTGAGAGGATTGGATAGTATTCAATTATCTGAACTGGGTGAATGTCCCTATGATCAAGGAGGTTATTTTATCATCAAGGGAAAAGAAAAGGTAGTGATCTCACAAGAAATCAAAGTAACCAATACTCTGTATATCAATCAATCTTCGGATAGTCGGGTGATTCTCCAAGCCAATATCAAATCGGTTTCGGCAGAAGGATTTCAATCTTCAAGAACCAATTTAGTTTCCTTGGAAACCTTTCAACC